AACTGAAGTTGCCCTGAAAATGAAATTTTTTTGCACAACCGCAGAACTTTTCCGCAGGGCATCAGTCTTAATTAGTGCCACTGCTTTTCTTTGATGTCCCCATTTTGTGGAGCCCATCAACCCCGCCATTTCGGTTCAAGGTTGATGGGTTTTTTGTTGCCTGAAATTTATGCCTTTTAAAATCATGATGTTAGAAGCAGTGTTTTTTAACGATGGCGACAAATTGGCGGCAGAGTCAAAGAGAGAGCGCCACCTGTCCTGATTTCATTGGATGCGGCTGAACCGGATTTGACTCTTTTGGCGTTGCAATCGAACGAACAAAAGTTTCATGGGTAACAAAAGTATGGCTGCAGTTAATGTTCTGGCACTGGTTGTAACGCTCTTTGGTCAATGAAGATACCTGAAAACTGCTGCGAGTATGGGCGGCACTTCCACACAGTGGGCAAATCATCATTTTTCGAGTTCTCCCCATTTTTGCTAAATTCACAATAATGATACCGCATTATTCCATTTTGAAAACTTAAAAGTTCTCCATTGCGAAGAATCATTCAATTTCGAAATCATCAATCTTCACTTCAAGCTCCAGACTGGTCGTAAAACCGTTATCCGGGCTGACAGTATGCGTCAGGGTGGTAATGGTCCATTCCGCATCATCTATCGGCTGTTTAAAGCCACTGACCTTCACAGGCATTTCCGTGTAGAGATCTGCCCGACCTTCTGCCAGTTGTAGCGAGAATGACGCAACGCCGCGTTGCAGGCGTTCCCACTGCATTTTCGCCGCTCGTTCGGCGTTGCTCCGGTTGGCATAAGTGCGATTAAGTACCAGCACGTTTTCATCCGTACCCACCAGGTAATCGCCCTGCTTCGCTTCCGGCTCTTTCTTCTGCTTCTTAGTCCTGCGCTTACGCTTCACCGTGGTGCTTTCTTTCTTCTCGGGTTCCAGATTGCCGCCCAGACTCAGCAGCACCACCTGCTCACCTTCCGATGGTCGCCACCATGTGCGGGCATTACCCGCGCGCAGCGTCAGCCAGTTAATCCAGTTGGTTTCAAGGTCGCCCGTTTTCACCCGACAAAGCCAGTGTTCCCGGTCCACTTCGGTGACTACACCAGTGCGGATCAGGTTGGTGATAAGGCGCATGATTTCGGTTAATTGTGCGTTCATAATTTAATCATGCCGAGATAAGATTGATAAAAAAACTCTTTAGTTTTGTGCCAGTTATGATACAAAGTGCATTTACTCATGGACTAAATAAAGGATTCCTATGTTTAGATTATCTAGTGTCAAGATTGAAGGTTTTTGGGGAAGACTAAATGCATCATGTTCATTTAATGAAGATGTAAATATTATTATTGGTCGAAATGGGACCGGTAAAACAACCTTTATGAATATTCTTCACTCAGTTCTGGCATTAGAACTCGAATCACTAAATGAGAATAGTTTTGATAATGTAACAATAAAAATAAAAGAAGGAAGCAAAACTAAAACAATAAAAGTTGTGAGTAAATTTGACATAACTAAAGCTTTGCCTACGTTTGAATATACAATTTCTAGAAAGAAATATATTATCAGATCCTTTGAAGATCGTAGACTACCTATATATATGAGGAGAAAATATCAGGAAGACGTTGAAAAACTTAAGTTAGAGTTAGATAAATTAGTTGCTTTATCTTCTCTATCAGTTTACCGACTTAGAAGCGGTGAAGATTTTGAAATCAGAGACAAATATGGCTCAAAATTAATCAACCCTGTTGATTACCGATTAGAACAATTATTGCAGAACCTAACAAAATATCAACTTTATTTATCACAAAGAGCTCGTGATGTTTCTGCAATATTACAGAAAGAGGTTCTTGCTTCTATTCTTTATAGTAAAGAAGATGGTATCGATGACACATTTAACTTTTCTTTTGATAAAGAAAAAGAACGTAGAAATTTAATAGCTGCATATTCTCAGCTTGGAGCTTTTGATAGTGATGTCAGAAAGAAGATTAACTTTCACGTTGAATCTATTGCCAATACATTTGAAGAATTACGACTTGCAGAAAAAAATAACAGAAATATTTTAAATGTAGATTACAGATCATTTGAGGCATTACGAAAGACGCAAAGAATTATAAAGATGTCTTTAAAATCCGAGGAGAAAATAAAAAACATATTTCTTCCTATAAATCTATTTTTAGAAACATTACATGAGTTCATAACCGATAAAAAATTTAATTTTATCTCCGGTGAGTTAGTAATAGAAAATGAGCATGGGCCGATTAGCCATAGTAATTTATCGTCTGGTGAAAAACAGCTATTAATTCTTTTTATTGAAACTTTGCTACAGCAAAACAAACCTTTCATCTATCTTACTGATGAACCAGAATTATCGCTACATATTGCATGGCAACGAAAAATAATACCTGCAATCAAACAACTTAATCCTAATGCGCAAATTATCGCCGCTACGCATTCACCAGAAGTGGCTTCTAAATATCGAAATGCAATCTTTGATATGGAGAAATTGGTTCATGGATGATTTCCATTATTCTGCCGAAGCAGAAAATGTAATGAATTTATTTTACCAAGCTGAAGCCATGGTTTATGTTGAAGGCCCAGATGATATTTGCTTTTGGGAAATCATCTTTAATAAAGCTAGTTCATTAAAGGTTGAAATCAAAGATGTTGGCGGCTGTGAAGAATTAAAAAAATATATTGATAGAGTTACTGATGAAGATCTTCAAATTATAATTGCATGTGATGCAGACTTCACTACATTTGAAAATGAGGAAAACGCTGATAGTCGTATTGTAAAAACTTATGGGCACTCCATCGAAAACACGTTTATTGACAAAACAGGCATATATAAGGCAATAAAAACTCTCGGAAAATTACCTCAAAAGATAATGAACGATGTCAACGTCGATTCTTGGACAGAAGACTTTTATACCAAAATGGACCCCCTAATAAAACTTGATATATACAATCATATTTATAGAAAAGGCATTTCAGTTATTGGTGACAGTGCAGATCGTTTCATGAAATCTAGAAAATCAAATGAAATTTGCGAGCAAAAAATCACGAGTTACAAAAACACCATCATTGAAAAATTAGGTGTGGAATCAGATAACATCGATTCATCTTTCAAATCAAAATCGATAGAATACAGAAAGTGGCTTAGAGGTCATTTTCTATTTTCTGCAGTACATAGGTACATTAGCACAACTGCAGAAAAAAATGGAAAAAAAGTATCCTTATCATATGAATCATTATATTCCAATTTAATGAATACATTTGAATCCAATTTTACCAATACTCATATTGAGTTTAATCATTACCACGAAAAAATTAAAGCCATAAATATGCCACACGAAATGAAATAAGAAAAAATACAGATGTATTTTTATATTATTTAGATAACCATTCAAATAGGGTATCCTTGATTTGATAATATTCTTTATCGTGGATACCCAATAGCTTACGCTCTGCGTAACGGACCTCAGGTCCTTTGCGACTGACGCGATCACGCAGGCCGTAGTGATGAACGCGGGCAATGCGCTGCACCTTGCCTTCAAACTGCACGCTGGCAGAATCGGCGCTGGCGGCAGTTTTCAGGTATTTTGTGGTGCGCAGCTTCGCAAACATCTGACGTTTGATGCGCCCCTTTTTGCTGCGTGCTGTTACTCTGCGCGGCTCATAACTGCTGCCATCTGGATTGCGCTGCATCCTGATGTTCTGCTGCTGTGTCCGGCGCAGTTCCTGCGCCAGCTGGCGCATCATGCGGCTTCTGGCGGCTGGCTCCAGATTCGCCAGCAAGGCACTCAGCCAGTCGTCCACTTTCTGCAGTTCAGCCACGTTTTACCGTCCACATTTCTTCAGGTTCATCGGGTTCCGCTACCGCTTCAACACTCGACACACTGCCGTCAGTGCTGACAAGCACACGCTCCGTCAGTTGCAGGTTCAGGCTGATATCACAGACATCGTTGCGCAGAATATCCACCTCAAAGGTGAATAGTTTTTCCCGTAACGTCGGGTTATTGATGGCATCAGGCTGGTTATCCCGCAGCCACAGCAAAACCGGGGCCATCAGCAGATTCTGGTCGCCGCTGAAATCCTCAATCACCACGTTCAGGGTGTAGCGGTACTCCCATGACATGGAGCTGGTCCCCGTGGCAACCAGCGAACCGTTATCCACAAACAGATGCAGTTTGTCCGGGTTATTGCGGACATAAGGCACCGCTTTATTGAGGGCGCGGCGCAGGGATTGTGGTTTGTTCACTGTTTCGCTCCTGACACGCAATAATCATGTCCACTTTGTCTGCACAGGCCGCCCAGGCGGCCTCCGTTTCGTCCAGCAACGCGTTCAGATCACCGTTAGTGTGCGGCGCCGCCTGATCCAACCGACACGGCGTCACTCGCGGACAACCACTGACGGTAAGCTGCACCTCCGGTGAGTGTCGGACGTTTCCGCAGCCGGATAATGTCAGCAGGCAAAGGAGTATCAGCCCAGCGGCGTAAATCCTCGTTCTCACGTTTCAGTTCCTCGATCCGGTGTTGTCGTTGTCTCAGCAGCGCGCTGGTCTGTTCTGCTTCGGCATAGAGCCGCGCCTGCTCCCGGTTATTGGTTTCAGTCAGAATGGACAGGCTGATAAGCTGGCTGTTGCTCTTTGCCAGTGCCTGGCTTTTGCTCTGCAGCTCGTCTGCCTGCGTGCTGATGGTCTGGCTGGCATCAGCCAGCCGCCACGTCTGCCAGCCCAGCACCGCCAGTAATAACGCCAGCATAACCAGCAGCAACCGGTTCATGCTGCTACCTGTTGCGCCATCTGATTACGGGTGATCCAGAAGGCAATAACGGTCAGCAGATAAAAGACCAGGGTAATAGCCCACCCCGTCCAGGCGAGACTGACGACAATCAGCACTCGCATCACCCAGCTGATAAATACGTTTTCTTTTCGGGTAATTGTCTTCAGCAAAGATGCCCTCAACTCCTGCCAGAGCGAGCCATTCTTAATTAACGCAGCCAGTGCTACCGGAATTACCGCCCATGTCAGTAAACAGGCTACCCAAACGCCGGACGCTGCCAGTACCGGAAAAATCCCCTGCGGATACACCATTGCTGCAATTAACAGCGCCATCCATAACATCAGAAACAGCCCGCTGATTAATTTCTTTTTCATTTCAGTTTGCTCCCTGTAAACACCAGGCCATCTCCCGCGCACGGCGGTTAAGGCACAGGCCCACGTCTTTAAGCAGTACATCATCGACTTCGCCAAAGAAGTGGAGGTGGAGCTGAAAGGCGATCCGATGGTGCTTCCCAACGGGGCCACGCTTTACTTCCTCGGCACCAATGCCCGCACGGCCCAGAGTTACCACGGCAACCTGTATCTGGATGAATATTTCTGGATACCGAAATTCCAGGAGCTGCGCAAAGTGGCTTCCGGTATGGCTATTCACAAAAAATGGCGACAAACCTATTTTTCCACGCCATCCAGCCTGACACACAGTGCTTATCCGTTCTGGTCCGGTGCGCTGTTCAACCGTGGGCGCAACAAAGCCGATAAGGTGGACATCGACCTGTCCCACAGCAATCTGGCCCCCGGCCTGCTGTGCGCAGACGGGCAATACCGCCAGATAGTCACCGTGGAAGATGCGGTGCGCGGCGGCTGTAACCTGTTCGACCTTGACCAGTTGCGCATGGAGTACAGCCCGGACGAATACCAGAACCTGCTGATGTGCGAGTTTGTGGACGATCTCGCGTCCGTGTTCCCGCTCAGCGAGCTGCAGGCGTGCATGGTAGACAGCTGGGAAGTCTGGACTGACTTTCATGCACTGGCCCTGCGCCCGTTTGGCTGGCGCGAAGTATGGATCGGTTATGACCCGGCGAAAGGTACGCAGAATGGCGACAGCGCCGGATGCGTGGTGGTGGCACCGCCAGCCGTGCCGGGCGGCAAGTTCCGCATTCTTGAGCGTCACCAGTGGCGCGGAATGGACTTTCGCGCCCAGGCTGACGCCATCAAAAACCTGACCGAACAGTACAACGTGACCTACATCGGCATCGACTCGACAGGTGTCGGCCACGGGGTTTACGAGAACGTGAAAGCGTTTTTTCCAGCCGTCCGGGAGTTTGTCTACAACCCCAACGTTAAAAACGCCCTGGTACTCAAGGCCTACGACATTATCAGTCACCGCCGTCTGGAGTTTGACGCCGGACACACCGACATAGCGCAGTCATTTATGGCAATCCGTCGCGCCACCACCGCCAGCGGCAACCGCCCGACCTATGAAGCCAGCCGCAGCGAAGAAGCCAGCCATGCCGATCTGGCCTGGGCAACCATGCACGCACTGTTTAACGAACCGCTGCAGGGCGAGTCCGCCAATACCAGCAATATTGTGGAGATTTTTTGATGGGAAAGAGTAAGAAAAAACGCGCTGCGGCGACGAATCAGATCCAGCATAAAAACCAAACTTCAGCCGAAGCATTCAGCTTCGGTGATCCCGTTCCTGTTCTGGACCGCCGCGAACTGCTGGACTATGTGGAATGCGTACAGATGGATCGTTGGTATGAGCCGCCTGTGAGTTTCGACGGACTGGCGCGAACCTTCCGCGCCGCCGTGCATCACAGCTCACCGATTGCAGTGAAGTGCAACATTCTGACCAGCACCTACATCCCTCACCCGCTGCTCAGCCAGCAGGCTTTTTCGCGTTTTGTGCAGGACTATCTGGTTTTTGGTAACGCCTACCTGGAGAAACGCACGAACCGCTTCGGTGAAGTTATCGCCCTTGAGCCTGCACTGGCAAAATACACCCGACGCGGGTTAGACCTGGATACCTACTGGTTTGTGCAATACGGTATGACAACCCAGCCGTATCAGTTCACGAAAGGCAGCATCTTTCATCTGATGGAACCCGATATCAACCAGGAGATCTACGGCCTGCCCGGTTATCTTTCTGCCATTCCGTCAGCTCTGCTCAACGAGTCCGCCACGCTGTTCCGACGCAAATATTATATTAATGGCAGCCATGCAGGATTCATAATGTACATGACCGATGCCGCTCAGAACCAGGAGGATGTGAACAACCTCCGCAACGCGATGAAAAGCGCCAAAGGGCCAGGCAACTTCCGCAACCTGTTTATGTACTCGCCTAACGGCAAAAAAGACGGGCTTCAGATCATCCCATTGTCAGAAGTCGCGGCGAAGGATGAGTTTTTGAATATCAAAAATGTTAGTCGCGATGACATGATGGCGGCACACCGCGTGCCGCCGCAGATGATGGGGATTATGCCTAATAATGTTGGGGGATTTGGGGATGTGGAGAAGGCAAGCAAAGTGTTTGTGCGGAATGAGTTAATGCCATTGCAAAAGAATTTTGAATCACTGAATAACTGGGCTGGAAAAGAAATTATTTCATTTAATGACTACTGTTTTTAAGAAAATGCGCATGGAAATTTTCATGCGCACACACGTTATTCTGATACTTCAGGTTGATATCTCTGGATTTCATCAATCAGCTCTGATGAATATTTCGCACAAAGCCTATTAATAAATAATGGCTCAACACTTTTGCAATACGATAAATATCCTTGAAGAAATAGCCTTTTCTTCTCATCAAGAGCCTCCCATTTAAAAATAAGCGATTTAACCATCCTTTTTTTATCTCTCCCTAAGGATACTCCACCATCTGTTGTCAAAGTCACACCCGTAACCATCATTTTATTTTTCTTTGACATATGCAGTGTCTTTTTTCTATTAATCCATAGTTTTGATGGGTATTTTAAAGTTTTTAAATTCGAGCGTAAAAAAGGTGGTATTTGCTTCAATACATTTTCTTCGTTTGTTGAGAAGTACATATCATCAGCATAGCGTGTATATGTTACACCTTTTGAAAGACAAAATTCATTCAATATATGATCTAATTCATAGCATATAGCATTGCTTACCACAGGGGAACTAACAGCACCCATAGTCAGTCTCCCGTTAAAGCATACTATTTTTACCAGCAAATCAGTATCATCCTTTGACCAATCATCACTGAAGAAATGCTTGTTGTCGTTTATAAATCTCTCAACATCACTTTTCTTAATTGAATCAAAAAAACCTTCAAAGTCCATCTTAAGCATAAAACGTTTAGCTTTGTGAATGCTTGCATGTTTGAACACTGATGAACCCTGCTGATATGCTACAGCATTTGGATGAATCGGCAATTTCGACAGAACATTATCATGAAGTAATCTCTGCAAAACTTTTAATTCTTTAGAGGGCTGATAGACGATTCTTGTCCCACCGCCTTTTTTAGGTACAGAAAATTTACCATAATGCGAGTTAGCATCATTTGCAACTTTTAATATAAAATCAGCTTCTAACAGTAAAACTTTAGCTAGATACTCAATTAACATATCACATGATCCTTTCTAATTCTGCTTTGAATTTAGATATCATTATTAAATCGGATAATGATCTAGCTCTACTTCGTTGAATACTTTCAACTAAATCTTTCATCTTTTCATGATTAAAAAATTTAATATAATCGACACATGAATAATGGGTCACGCCCTCAAATCGACTTTCCTTAAAAATCCCAAGAGCAACTCCAATAGAAACAATAAATGAAATATTTTTATTAATTTTATAATTTATCAACCTGCCTGTGATATTAAATATCTCAGGAATTGTTATTGTACATTAAGAAGATATAAGAACGAGAACAATAAATAATATTATTTTTGGTGATTTTTTGTAATCTCCTATTGAATTTGTATTAGTTATGTTTGATTGAACTTTCCTATTTAGCCTTTCATTTATTTTAGGCATACACGTTAAAATTGTCTCAAATTCAGTATAGATTGTAGGGCCAAATTTGGATTCACTATCAACCCATTTTACGGGCCCTGTATTGATAAATGACTTATGACTTTCAAACTTTTTATCTAATATAGGAAGAAGTTTTTTACGTAAAACAGGACTTAATGAAAATGCGCCCAATTCAGCTACAGTGCCATAACTCTCTACGAGAATAATTACCACATCAGAAAAATCCGCAAGCCATTCTTCAAGTGATAACGCATTCACATTACTATGAGTTCCTAAATTGCTAATTACTTCCCATGCTAATTCTGCTCGAAAAGTAACAAATTCTTTATGATGCTTAGCAATATATTTTTCCAGCACCCCTCTATTTGAACAATAAGTCTCATCTCCTCCACAAATAAATAATACTTTTGGCAGGATATAATTAAAAGAATTCAAGTTACTTGGAAAAAAACTTGAAATAAAATTTTCTTTTGCTCGTAAATATCTAGGATGTTTAAACCACATAACAATTAATGCCCATACAAGAGTTCCCGAGACACAAGTTAGCCTGGTGTCTATAAATGACACAAGGCTAACTTGTGTCGAGATACCAAGCAATCCATACGAGTTGGCTAAACACCAACCACTAGAAAGTAACATATTGAATGTACTTTCCTGCTAAGGGCACAGCTAGGCTAGCACTAACATACGGATTATTCAAGTGAATGCAGCTCAGCGCGCGCTCGTATCCCCGCCACGCCTGCCCGCTTTATGTAGTGGTTTTCATGCAGGTGCATGATCTACGCAAAAGCCCGCCAGTTCTGGCGGGCCTTAGCAAAAACGATCCTCAAACGATCATGCAATCTCATGCAGCATAGACATGCACAGACGAGTAAAGCGAATCGGACTTTACGCAAGGTGAACTCCTCAGCGGGTATAATCAGTATGTCGGAAAATCTCTAAAAATAAATAATTCGGTTAACAGGTATGCTTACAAAAGCATATATTTGATTAAAAATCATGTAAGGGGGAGGATCTCAAACTGAATCGCCACGGTTTTACAAATTTCGATAGTCTCTCTAACGTTTCGGCTGAGGTCAAAATGAAAAGCTTTTACGTATTAATTTTAATTCTGGTTGCAAGCTTTGTTAGCGTCCCAGTTCAGGCGGTAACAGCTAAAAACTATGAGAAAGGAACTAAAGCTCAACAGAAATCAATATCTTACCTTTCATGTGCATTCTATGGCAGTAGCACACAATTAGATCCTAGCTACACGGGGCAAGTACCTACAGCCGATATCAAGATATTACAGAAAGCAGCTTACCACGCTTACAACGATGCGCTCTCATACTTTGGCTATGAGGAACCAGATCACGAACAACGCATAATTGATTATGCTGAATTTGTGGCGTCGCAAGAAGCTGTGTTATGGGATAAGCCGGGAATGAATGGAAAGCAGGTAACACTAATTGCTCGTTCTCTCTACAATGAGAGTAACTGTAACTTGTTACTGGACTCAATTAAGTAGGAAAAAGATGGTATTTTGCCCGTAGTTTCAACCTTAATCTCCGAACCTGTCGCAGAACGGGCATTCACTCATCAAATAAACGCCACACCTAACGCCTCACTGTACTCGTTGTTCAACCTTGCTGACGCCAGAACCAAGTTCAGACGCCAGCAACTTTTCTTAATGCAGCCAGCTGTCGTCTTCCCACACCTTCTGCATAATTTTCATCACTTGTTTTCTTTCTTCGTCCAGTTGCAGTCCGGTCAGTTCCACACCGTTAGAGCTACCTTTGCGGATGCGAATTACCGTTTTGGGATACAGGGGGCGCAGATTGCGGTAAAGCTCTGATTCAAGGGCGTCCAGGGTAGACTGGCTAATCTTCTGCTCTTTATCGATCATTATTTCAATGCGCATAAAAGTCACCTCAACTGATGACGTCCATTGAGCGGTTGTATTCGTGAGTTCTGATTTTTGCCATGAGTTCATCAGTCAACTCAGAAACCCACTGCAGAGCCAGCCCCTTCTCTTCATCACTACACTCACTAGCCGCTACAAGCTTAAGAAAAAAATCAATGCGCTGGAGCTTCAAAGACTCCAAAAAATAGTCCTGCATCTTTCCTCCTATGACACCAAAACAATACTGTATATATAATCACTGTTTATATTTACAGTATATAATAATCTTACTGATGTAAAACGTTTTTTTACGTTCATCAGCCTGATATACCTGGTATTATTAAGAGCACGAATTGTTAACCCGCGTAATTAATACAGCTCCCGCCACTTATCATCTTCCTGCAAACGCTGGTTCCGATAGAAGATACGCAGGCCTGCTCCTGACGGAATACTGCCGCCGCGAAGGAGTAAATCGACTTCTTTCTCGCTGCCATCAAATCCTCTGGACTTCAGTTCATAGACGAGCTGCTGTCGCTGATGGTCTGTAATCCCCTTGCAACCGATCTCACATCTAAAATGTTTGCCCATTATCGAGATAAACGACTGACAGGTGAGATCTACTTCAGCGAGAAATGGAAGAAAGGGGCCAGCCCGGTCACCATTAACCTGGAGCAAAGCTATCTAAGTAGTGTTTTTAGCGAACTATCCCGCCTGGGCGAATGGTCGTATCCAAACCCACTGGAGAACATGCGAAAATTCACCATCGCAGAAAAAGAGATGGCATGGCTTACCCATGAGCAGATTGTTGAACTGCTGGATGATTGCAAACGTCAGGACCCAATTCTGGCACTGGTAGTCAAGATATGCTTAAGCACAGGCGCACGCTGGCGAGAAGCAATAAACCTTACCCGCTCACAGGTGACCAAATACCGAATTACCTTTGTCAGAACGAAGGGGAAGAAAAACAGAAGCATCCCTATCAGTAAAGAGCTTTACGAAGAGATCATGGCGCTCGATGGGTTCAATTTCTTCACAGACTGCTATTTTCAATTTTTATCCGTGATGGAAAAAACGTCTATCGTGCTCCCTCGCGGTCAACTGACACACGTTCTGCGCCATACGTTTGCGGCGCATTTTATGATGTCGGGTGGAAATATCCTTGCTTTGCAAAAAATCCTCGGACATCACGACATAAAAATGACTATGCGTTACGCACATCTAGCACCGGATCACCTGGAAACTGCATTACGGTTTAATCCGCTGGCAACACTACCAACATCAATAGCAAGTTTTTGA